TCCAATATTAACTCTACTTGCGCCACCGGAAATGCTGTGGCCACAAGTAGCGGCATCACCGACACGAGCCGCTTGTTTACCGTTAATTTTTACTTTGCTCGAACCTTCTGCTATCACTACCTTGTTGTGTGGTGAGTCGCCATGGGCCTGTATAGGATCCCCTTTTCGTGCCGCAGGAAGTCCTTCAGTAGTTACATTGGTTGAACCTTCTTGTATAACTCCACCTGCTTTATCGGTAGTTTTTGCTCTTGCGGCTTTTTGCATACTAGTATTTATGCTTTTGCTAAGGTGATTCCAGTAGTGCCTTCAACATATTGATCAGCAAGATCTTTTAATGTATCCATTGTACAATATACTTGCTCAATAGCAATAGTAATTGGTTTAGCGGCATCTGCACTAAATAGCCATGGCATTAATCCTAATCCTTGCGGTGTAATACTTACAGCCATAGGCTTTTCGAATGTAATACCTTTTTCGTCTTGACTAACAAAACGTGTAATGATTTCAGTATCGCTGATTAATTTGATTGTGACAATATCGCCTTTGGCGTGTGGTTTTTGTATTAACATGTGTTTCCTCTGTGTGTGAATATTTATATTATAATGAGAAACCTGAGAAAGTTTCTTTGTCTACGTCTTGTTTTGTACCACCAATAACATAACTGCTAATTTCAGTTTCTTGTGGTGCTACTTGTACTTCGCCGCCTGTAATCCATGCCTGAGTCCATGGTAATGGATTTGTACCGGTATTGAATATTTTTTCTTGTCCTACGGCGTGCATCCTTTTACCAGCAATAAATTCTACATACTGTTTGAGCAGTTCTGCGTTTAGTCCAATAATGCTACCGTCTTTGAATAAGTAATCTGCCCATTTCTTTTCTTGCTCAACTGCGTCTAAAAATAGTTGTGTACATTCATCATACGTTTCTTCGCGAATCTTTTCAAAGTCTTTGTCTTCGCGTGGTAAAAGTTTTAGCATTTGTTGTGTACTTGCTAAGTGAACGTTTTCATCTCTAGCAATTAGTTTGATAATTTTGGCATTACCTTCCATTTTCTTAAGTTCAGCAAATGCCCAACTACAAGCAAAGGATACATAAAAACGTACACCTTCTAAGATGTTTACGCTCATTAAACACATCCAAATACGTTTTTTGTGTTCGTATTCGCTATACTTAGAACTGCCTGTATCTCTTAATAAGTTGTATTCGATTAATGAATTATAATATTCCGTAATACTATCGGAACAGTCTACGATTTCTTTTACACTCATCATCTCATCAAAAACTTTGCTCGGGTCAGGATATACGTTTCTGATAATATGTGTATAACTCTTGCTGTGAATAGTTTCACTAAATGCCCAAGTTTCTATCCAGGTTTCTAATTCTGGTAGACTTACTATAGGCAAGAAAGCAAGATTAGGGGAACGTCCTTGTACACTATCTAACAGAATTTGTCTTTTTAAATTACTTGTAAAAATATGTTGCTCAAAGTCTGTTAAGTCCTTAAAGTCTTTGCTATCTTTGGTGATGTCAACTTCTTCTGGTCGCCAAAAGAAACCTAATTGTTTTTCTGTAAGTTTATCAAACTGTCTATATTTTAGAACATCAAATCGCTGAATGCCCATGTCATCTGATAAAAACATTTTACTCTTGTCTGTATATTTTGATTTAGTATTAAGTACGCTCATTATATTTTACAACTCTCACAGTCTTCGTCATCGATTTCCCCCATTGGCAAATCTTCTAATTTTTCATCTTTGTTAATATCAATCTCACCTTGGCCATCGTATGTGTTATTGTAGTATAACTGTTTGCCGCCATACTTATAAAACATTAGGAGGTCCTGAATCAGTACGCTCATTGGTACTTTTTCGTCTTCGTAGTGCTCTGGATTATACGATGTATTTACCGAAATACCTTGATCTATGTACTTTTGTAAGACCGCCATTATTTTTAAATATCCTTGAGGAGACTTTTGATCCCATAACAAGTCGTATTTGTTTTTGTAGTAAGGAAAGCCTGGCACTACTTGTTTTAGCACACCATGTTTACTTTGCTTAATACTGATATATCCACGTGGTGGTTCAATACCATTTGTGCTATTACTAATCTGTGCTGATGTTTCAGCAGGCATAAGTGCCATTAACGTACTGTTTCTTATACCATGTTCTACTAGATTCTTTCTTAGTTCTTTCCAATTCTGTCTTTCTTTGTGTTTAACTAGTTCATCTAAATCTTTTTTGTATGTTTGGTTAGGAGTAATACCGTGTCCGTATTTTGTTTCCATTGACTTAGGACAAGCACCTTTTTCCATTGCTAGTTTATTACTGGCTTTGATTAAACTGTAACTCCATGCTTCTGCCCACTCATCAATTAATTCTAAGTTAGGCTCTTGATATGTCATGTCGTGTTTAACCATCCAATAAGCAAAGTTAATAATACCTATACCAAGTGGGCGTCTGTTCATTGTGCTGAGTTCAGCCGCTAACACAGGATACTGTTGATAGTCTAATAACTCATCTAACCCTCTAACTGCTAACTTACAAACTTTATTCATTTCTTCAAAGTCTTTGATAACACCCCAATTTACCGCACTTAATGTACACAAACTTATTTCACCTTCTTCATCATTGATATGCGAAAGCGGTTTAGTCGGTAAATTAATTTCACAACATAAATTACTTTGTCTAATTGGTGCTACGTCTTCTATAAATGCTCCATGTGTATTAGCATGGTCAACATTCATTAAGTAAATTCTTCCTGTATCTTTACGCTCTTGAACAAACGCAGAAAACAATTCAATGGCAGGAATAGACTTTTTCCTAATACTTGTTTTACGTTCTGCCGCTTCATATAATTCTTTAAATTTATCTTGGTCGGTAAAGAATGAATCGTATAAACCAGGAACATCTTTAGGTGAGAACAATGTAATATTGCCACCACTAATAAGTCTTTCGTACATTAATTTGTTAAACTGTACACCGTAGTCCATGTGCCTTACACGGTTATCTTCTGTACCTTTATTGTTCTTTAATACTAGTAAGTCTTCAACTTCTAAATGCCAAATAGGGTAATATAGTGTTGCCGCTCCGCCTCTTACACCACCTTGACTGCAACTTTTTACAGCACTTTGGAATAATTTATAGAAGGGAATAACTCCTGTGTGAGTTGCGTCTCCACTCCTAATAGGCGAGCCAATTGCTCTAATACTGCCGGCACCTATACCAATGCCTGCCTTTTGACTTACATACTTAACTACAGCACTAGACGTTGCGTTAATGCTATCCAAACTGTCATCAGTTTCAATTAGTACGCAACTGCTAAACTGCCTTTGTGGAGTTCTAACACCTGCCATAACTGGAGTGGGCAAGGAAATTCGGAAAGTACTGATAGCATCATAGTATGCTTTCACATACGCCATTCTTTTCTTAGCAGGATACTTTGAAAACAATGTAGCCGCAATCATCATGTATGCTACTTGTGGTGTTTCAAATATTTCACCTGTTGCTCTGTTTTGTACTAGGTACTTACCACGAAATTGTTCCATAGCCGCATAAGTTAAATCCTCATCGCGGTCATGCTTAATGTAAGATTGTAATATATTAATTTCTTCTTTGGTATAAAGTTCTACAAACTCTGAATCATAAAAACCGTCATCAATATTTTTTTGTACAATATCACATAAGCACGGAGGTTCAAAATTATCATACACCATTTTACGCAGGTGATAGTTAATAAGTCTGCCTGCTACATATTGATAGTTAGGTGTTTCTTCAGATATTAAATCCGCTGTGCTTTTAATTAATGTTTCTTGGATATCAGTAGATGCGATACCTTCATAAAATTGTATTTGACTATTGATTTCAACTTGCGACGCACTTACACCGGGTAAACCGTCAACTGCGTACATAACTACTTTATGTAGTTTATCAATATTTAATTCTTCTCTCTGCCCATTTCTTTTTGTTACTTTCATTGTATGCTATTGTCTTTTTGTTTTTGTGATTTATCTTTTCTAATACTCGTATGTAATTATCTAAATTTTCTCTTTTTACTGTTTGATCCGGTAAAATGTTATAGTAACATAATCCGTTTGAAAAAGCAAGTCCTACTTGGCCAAATTCATAATTATCTGCTACGAACCAGTGTGTTTTGTCTGGGTCTATTATGTCCATGTGTACTAATGTGTCATGTAATAAAACTGCTTTGCCGCTTTGGCAGAACATTGATTCACTTATAATTTCCCAAGATGTCGGCCAATCACCCG